TAATACAAGGAAGTATGGTATTGTAAACTTTAATGACCTTTCAAGGGAACCTGTTGTTGATATGTTTTTTAAAAAGAATGGAAAACAAATTCCTTTATATAAGTTGTCTATAATTGTAGGAACTGTAATTAGTAAGAATGATACAAAATCATCTGTAACAATATTAACAACAGACGGCGTAGTAACTGTAAAGTTTACTAAAGAATATTATGCAATGTATAACCGCCAGCTTTCTGAAAAACAACCTGATGGAACTAAAAAGATAATAGAAAAAGGTTGGTTTACTCGTGGTACTAAAATTATGGTGACTGGTTTCAGGCGGGATGATGCGTTCGTCGCGAAACGCTATTCTAAGACTGCAACACATCAATTATATAAGATTATAGATGTAAAAGATAATGGAGAAATTGAAATAATACATGAACGTAGCAATCAACGTCAGGAGGAAGAATAAATGATATACAAAACAAAAACATTCTTTGGTAGAGCAAATCAGAATAATGCAGATGAGCAATTTAATGAATGGGCAAAAGATAAAGATATTGAAATTATATCGTTCAAATATCAGCAATCTCGCTTTGAAGACCATTCAATTTGTATTTTATATAGGGAGATAGAAGATAATGGCGGAAGATAGAGTAAACCATCCAAATCACTATTGCAGAGAAGGAGCTATGGAGACTATTGATGAAATGCTCCTTCTCTTTGGAGTAGAAGAAGTTAAAAGTTTTTGTAAACTTAATGCTTGGAAATATAGAAGTAGAGCAATGTTTAAAAATGGAGAAGAAGATTTAGCTAAGAGTGATTGGTATTTAAGAAAATATAAAGAATTAGTTGACAATGAAATTCAGCTTATTGAAGTTGATGGGTAGTTTAAATTAATTTAATTAAAACAAATTTCATATTTATTATGAACCCTTAAAATAATAAAAGTTTGGTCAAATAAGTATATTTTATTTATTTTAATATTTATATATAATATCAAGCCACATCTTTTCTTTACTTAGTTATTGTTAAAAGGAGGAAAAATTAAAATGGAAAAAGGATTTATATATGTTCATATAAATAAAATAAATAATAAAAAGTATGTTGGACAAACTATTCAAAAACCTGAATACAGATGGAATCATGGAGAAGGGTATAAAGACTCTCCATTATTTTATAATGATATTAAACAATATGGTTGGGATAACTTCAATCATATTATTTTAGAAGAAGTTCAAAGTCAAGACTTAAATCAACGAGAAGCATATTGGATACAATATTTTAAATCTAATGATAAGAAATATGGTTATAATTTGACTTCCGGTGGATATGGAAAATTAAGTGAACAGCAAAAAGAGCGAAAAAAGGAAGCTTTAAAAAAATGGAGAGAGAATAATCCCGAAAAAGCAGAACTGGCAATTAAAAGCATGCAACAGTACTGGAAGGAACACCCTGAAGAAAAGAAAGAAGCGCTAAAAAAAGCTACTTTAGCATCAGTAGAATATTGGAAAGAGCATCCTATGGAAAAACAAAAAGTAATGGAAAAAATGAGAGAAAATGCAAAAAAAACAAATATTAAACCAGTACAATGCATAGAAACTCAAATGATATATGAATCAGCAAGAGAAGCTTCTCGTCAGACTGGAATCAGTTATTCTGGAATTGGAAAAGTTTGTAAGGGTAGACAAAATATTGCTGGTGGTTATCATTGGCGTTTTATAGATAAAAAGGAGTTTTTAAAAAATGCAAATTAGAAAAAGAGATGGCAGGACAGAGGCGTTTGATAAAAATAAAATAGTAGCAGCTATCTTAAAAGCTATGAAAGCATGCAATAACACTAATAAAAGGACTGCTACGCGGATAGCTAATGAAATTAGTCAAATGCATTATGAAATTATTGATATAGAAGAAGTTCAAGATATTGTAGAAGAAAAATTAATGGCTAGTTCTTATAAAGACGTGGCGCGCGCATACATTACTTACCGCAACGAAAGGACTGCTCAACGCAATAGAAATAGTCAGTTTATGAAAACTATTTCAGAAAAATTAAGTGCTTCAAATGTTCAAAATCAAAATGCAAATGTTGATGAACATTCTTTCGGCGGACGTATGGGAGAAGCTAATGAAGCTTTAACAAAACAATATGCACTTGATTATTGTATATCTGATATGGCAAGAAATAATCATTTGAATAATGAAATTTATATTCATGATTTAGGTTCATATGCAGTTGGTTCACATAATTGCTTATCTATTCCTTTTGATAAATTATTAGCAAATGGATTTAACACTAGACAAACAGATGTACGCCCAGCTAATTCAGTTAATACAGCATTTCAATTAGTTGCAGTAATTTTTCAATTACAATCGCTTCAGCAATTTGGCGGTGTGTCTGCTACGCATTTGGACTGGACTATGGTTCCTTATGTGCGTAAATCATTTTATAAACATTATAAAGAAGGCGTTAAGTATTTAGAAAATCTTGAATGGTCAGATAGCAATATGCCAGATACTTGTGAACATCTATCTATAGACTCGGATTTTTATAGAGAATCATATACTCAAAAAGTATATCAATACGCTATGGATATGACTATAAAAGAAACTTATCAAGCTGTAGAAGGAATGTATCATAATCTCAACACATTACAATCAAGGTCAGGGAATCAGCTAAAAAGGATGGCTGGCTAAAGAGAAATCTTTAGAAAGAATCCGGGCAAAATCGGTAAATCCTAAGTTTTTAATTTTGGTATAATAATATAAGAAAGTATTTTACAAATATTAAAAAATATATTATAATATTTGTAAAGATAAAGGAGAATATTATATGCCAAGAAAAGTTATAACAGAAGAATTAAAACAAGAAATTATTAAATATTATTTATCTCAACCAATGACAATGAAACAAGTTGAAGATAAATATGAATTAAGTCATCCAACAATAACTAAAATATTAAAAGATATTCCAAAATATTCAAAAGCAAAATTAAATAATCCTAATATGAATGAAAGATTATTTGAAGATATTAATTCTGAAGAAAATGCCTATTTTTTAGGTTTGCTTATATCAGATGGAAATGTTTTTAAAGACAATACTGGTAGACAAGCCTCTATTTCAATTACTTTAGATTTAAAAGATAAGTATATACTTGAAAAATTTAAAGAAGTTGTTAATAGCAATACCGCTATATGTTATGATGGAAGAGGATGTGGTCAAATCGCAGTAAGAAGTAATTTAATGGCAGAAGATCTTGCTAAATATGGAGTAGTACCGCGTAAAAGCTATAATACCTATCTTCCAAAAATCTCGGATAAATGGATGTCACATCTAATTCGAGGTATTTTTGATGGTGATGGAAGTATAATGGCTAAACCAAATCCTAAGAATGATGGACATAATAGATTTCTTCATTCAATAAGTTTTTGTGGTTCACATGAACTTATGACGAACATTTCAGATTATGCTTTTGAAAAACTTCATTTAAAACAAAAACCTACTGTTTATGATTATGCAGATAGAAAATTAAGTGAAATTAAAATACAAAATATTGATGATATGGCTAAATTTGGATATTGGATGTATTATAATTCATCAATATTTTTAAATAGAAAAAAAGATATTTTTAATAATTTCTTATCTCATTATAATGATACACTCATAGAACAATTTAATAAAGAATATGAAGGTATTTGGAATTAAAAATAAGGCAATACCGAGGTAACTCCTTAGATAACGAAAGGCTAAGAAGAACCGTAACGCGTAGGCGGTGAATAAATATAATCCGCCCAAGAGTGTCCGCCCTTAACGCATAATGGCGAAGGTGAAAATGTACGCTGAACTTATAGGAAACTATAAGAAGTAAAGGATAAAAAGCCTTTACGATAACAAAATTGACCTTTTACCTCTATTAACTATGGTACTTGTACTTTACCGGAAGGAAGGATGGTAATTAAAGCATTACTTGATGTATCAAGAGAAGGAATTGGTAAACTTCATAAAACATCAATATTCCCTTGCGGTATTTTCCAGTATATGAAAGGCATTAATGATAAACCGGGAACTCCTAATTATGATTTATATAGATTAGCATTACAGTCAACATCAGAAAGATTATATCCTAATTATGCTAATGTTGATTGGTCTGGTAATGCGGGATATGACCGAAACGACCCGCGCACGTACTTCAGTACAATGGGTAAGTGTTAAACTACAGCTCATTTAAAATCTTTTGAACCTCGCTAGAGGGTGTCTCTAATTAGAGGCTAACGGTTAGGTCTTATAAAAATGGTTCGATTTATAAGATGAGACCGTGCTAAGATTCATCATAATATTCACAATAAGGAGAAAAGCTTATGTGGATATATAAAATAACAAATATTCAAAATAATAAA